GCCAATCGCCCGTGGTATCTGTTCTCTTGACGATAATGCAACCCGGAACAGAGCCAAGATTGTGCGATATAGTTCTGTTAGAGATATTCCCAGTCCATGTCACAACATCAAAGAACTTCGGCTGCTTGCGGAATGTCCATGAAACGTAGGTGTTGTTTGGTGCTGTCCCGTAGTTAGCAAGTACCCCACTACCGTTGCCCGTGCCAAGTGAGAATCCGGTAGAATTAAAACTTGTGATATGCCCTGTTTGATTATTTTGTGCCGCAGAGCTAAAAGACTGAAGCGAACCAGAGGAAGCTCCACGCGCTGTGTCATAAAGCTGATGCGAATAGCCACTAGCAAGAGGGTTTCTTGCAGCTAACCAAACCAACCCGCCTTTCGTAGACAGGCTAATCCCGTTGGTAATGGTCTGCGTAGAGTCGTTGCCGGTGTAGAGGTATGTGGAAAACACATCCTCGATGTACACAGGCGCAGCAGACTGAGCAAACTCACCAAACCCCTGAGCAGATGCCGCGCCTCTTGTGCTAATCAATGGCATATCAGCCTCACGCAAACTTTGTTTGAGCGGCAAAAACAGTGAATGTGGCATTCCCCGTTTTCACGATGGTGTAAGTATAAGCGTCTATGCTTGAAGCATTACCAGCGGCCCAGGCTGTGCCGCCTTGATACTTAGGAGTGACTGAAACACCGTCTACTTGGACTGCATTGTTGTAGTAGGCAGTAGACCCTTGAGTGACAAGATGAGCAACGGTAACGCTCTGACCAATATCCATCTCGCTGTTTAACCTGGTGAACTGATCCCCTCTAAAGTTGATCGTCCAGTTGGCCGAAGCATTGGAGGTGTAATAAAGAACAGACTGCTGGTTAACATCAAAGTTGATCGTTCCAGTAGCTGCCACTGCCAACGTAGGGGCGCGTTCAGTAAACCCCGTTGTCAGATCAAGAGTAGGAGTATTGGGAACGTAGTTAAACGCTGTCCGTTGAAGTAGAGGCATATTAGTAGTTCCCGCCCAAGGCACTTATGGCAATAGCAATGTTAGTTCCACCAGCAGCCACTGTAGTACCTGCGTAGATTCGATAAGAGGCTGGGAGATTAAGTCCGTTAACCGGCAGCGTCAGAGAATAAGTGGTCAATGCAGACGTACCAAGAGCGGTCACTGCGGTAGCAGGGATGGCTACTTCGCCAAGGAAGATGTTATTGCCCGCTGTAGTATTTGCAGAACCGTTGTTAATCCAGAAACGAACTAAAGTCGCGGCAGACGTACCAGACGCTGTTGCTCCATTTGTCGAGGACAGACGGCATACAATTTGATCCACCCTCGCACCATCAGCGCCTGATGTAAACACCAGAGCCATTGCAGTGCCTGTAGCCTCTGTGCCATCGAATGCCTTGGTGTTGGTCATTGCCGTCGAAAGGATAGCATTCAGCGCACCGACATTAGGGGTTTGGGTAAATACGGGAGTTGCGGTGACGGCCATGATTAGAATCCTCCGAAGTTATTAGCAAGAAATATATTACCGCCGCTGTTTGTAGCAGCATTAGCAGCAATCGTGATTGAGCCAGTTCCGTTGGTAATGCTTATCCCGTACCCGGAAGTTAGTGTTGACTTTGTAAGGGTGTTCCCCGTGGTATTACCAATTAGCAGTTGACCATTGGTGTATGTTGTTTGACCTGTACCGCCGTTGGATACAGCCAAAGTTCCTGCAAGTGTAATTGAACCGCTGGATGTTATCGGGCCGCCAGATGTTGTTAATCCTGTAGTCCCGCCAGATACATCAATACTTGTTACGGAGCCAGTGCCTGGGCCTGAAAAAGCAACTTGGATAGAGCCTGAGCCATTTGTTATGGTAACTCCAGAGCCTGCTGTCAAAGTCGCTGCGCTAAAGCCTGAGCCATTACCTATTAAAAGTTGACCGTTACTAGCACTAGTAACCCCAGTGCCGCCACGGGTAGTAGGAAGAGTTCCAGTAGTACCAGCATCAATTGGAAGTCCAGTGGCGTTAGTTAATGTGGCTGCTGATGGAGTCCCCAAATTAGGAGTAACAAGAACTGGAGAATTCAAAGGGGCTTTGCTGTCTAGCTGTACTTGGATTGAGCTTGTAACGCCATCCGTATAATTCAATTCTGTAACTGTAGCAGTAATCCCATCCAGGGTATTAAGTTCCGCTGTTGAGGCGGTTACCCCGTCAAGAATATTTAATTCCGCTGTTGTCGATGTAAGACCATCAAGGATATTAATCTCTGCTGTTGATGCAGTTACTCCATCAAGAATATTTAGCTCCGCTGTGCTAGCGGTAACGCCATCAAGAAGGTTAATTTCTGCTGTCGTTGCAGTAACGCCGTCAAGGATATTTATCTCTGCTGTTGAGGCTGTTACACCGTCTAGAATATTTAATTCTGCGGCTGTTGATGTAATAGCCACACCATTCAAGGATGGTGTGCCAGTAAATAAGGGAGAGGCTGCATCAGATTTAGAATTAACCGCTGTTTGAATTGCAGTGAACTCGGCATCAATCTCTGCGCCTTTAACAACCTTCAATGGATTACCAGATACTAAAGTGTCTTTAGCTGTAAAATTTGTAGTCTTTGTATAATTGCTCATCTGGCAGCCCTATAAGTTAATGAGGGAAAACAAAGGGAGGGTATTACCCCTCCCCTTGTTTGTTACTTACGCATCAAGAACAGCAAGAATGAATCCTGCTTCTGGGCGGTGAGCCTGAACACCATACAGAGTATCGGCAGTGTACAGTGTAGACAGGTACTCTTGCTTGTACTGAGTCTGTGAACGAATGCTCATCTGCTCGCCAAGAACAAGTGCATCCTTGTGGAAGAAGAAAGCGCCACGAACATCGACAGTACCGGCAGTGTTAGAAACAGAATCCTCAATCAGCGGGCAATTGGAGGACACATAAATCTGAATGCCGTATACGCTACCAATAAGACCTGACTGTACACCGCGTGAATCGCTGAAATCGCTTGATACATAGCGATCAACGCCCATGATTGCAGAGCGCAATGCAGGGGGAATCACGAAGTAACGATCAGTCATTGGGACATCTGCGTCATCCATTTTCTTAATCAACGCACGAAATCCAGCATCTGTGAACACATCACCTGTAACTACTGTATCAACTGCATACGCAGTCAATCCGGTAGAAGAGTCGATGTAGTAAGAGTTGCTGTTAACCCAAGCAGTACCAGTACAAGTTCCTGATACGGGAACAGTCAGGTCAAGTGTACCATTACCGAATGCGGTACCTGCTCGGAACAAATCGTTGTCAATCTGACGAGCAAGCGCATAACCAGCATCTTCTGTGTAGAACTGACGCAAAGATGCCAGAGCCTGGACGTTAACAATATCCTCAATCAAACGAGAATATTCAAAGTGACGGTTGATTGTCAGAGTGGTTTCAGACTCAAGGTTTGCTTGAATCGTTACCGCTGTTGCTTCTGCTTTGGCAAATGCAGAGCCACGAACCGGCTTGGGCAGATGGATAACATCACCCTTCTTGCCTTTGAAGTTCATCTTCTTGACAAGCGGAGCCATCTTAAGAGACTTCTGATAGGCGGCAATCACCTCATCAGACCAAATCTCTGGGATAAACTTATCTGCCGCTGTTTTATCTACTACTGCGTTCGCCGTAAAGAACGCGCCTGAAGTTTCGCCAGCCATGATATATAACCTCTATTTAGCGAACTCTACCCTCTGCATAAGCCTGCCTTATTTCAGGCTCCATAGCATGGTATCGTTCTGGATTGGTTTGCATGAGTTCAATAATGTCCCGCCTACGGTAAAAGACTTTGCCTTTCGGCTCAGAACTTCCCTTTGACGATCCAGTTGATGCCTTCTTCAAAGTTTCCTTTCGAGATGCCTTCTCTGCGTCTAGCAAACTTGCTGATGCGCTCTTAGTTGATTTCCACTGGGAGAACAACTCATCTGCTGCATCTGCGTCAAATTGACTATCTGCTCGTGAATACAACTCTTTTCGCCATTTACTTGCCTGAACCCATTCTACAAATGCAGGATCACCAGCAATGTCGGCTGCATCGGGATGCTTTGACATCAACACACTCTTTGCCTGTTCACTCCGTATTCTAGCATTTAACTCTTGAACCTGCTTGATTGCAGGGTGAGAAGAGATACGCTTGTCTACGGCTTTATCAGGGTCAGAAAAAAAGTCAACTTCCTCTGCGGGTTCAGCCTTTTTTTCGTTTGATCGCGAGAGAATGAATTGGTCTACGACCTTACGCAGTTCGCCTACCTCCGACCCTTGCTGACCAAGGCGCGACTCAGCCTCTTGGTGCATTTTTACTAGGTCTTGAATAGACTTGTTGCGGTACTTTTCAGGTACTTCCGGTTGTCTTTCTTCCTCTACCTGAGCCTCTTGGTCGGTAGATTCTTCAAGGACGGAAAAATCATCTTCATTTTGTTCTACGCTATCAATTAGTTCTGCCATCATTAAGCCTCATAAGACCAATCTAGCTACCCGCGTCACTGTTTCGCAGCAGTGACAACGGACTAATCTTGGTTTGCCTTAAGTTCTTTTGCGATCTGCTTGTCTCTTGAGTTCAACCACTTCATCGTAGCACCTGGGAAGTGACCAGATGTCGGGTCTAAATACACTCGTGGGGCAGAGATCATACGGCTACCAATCTCATTGCAGTGAGGGCAATAATGCTCTGAATCATCTCTGACAAAGCACTCAAATACATGAGCATTTTTACATTGATAATCAAAGACTCTCATTGTTTATCTCTTTTCTGCTATGGTCTATGGTAGATTCAAGATTGAGGATAAAAGACAGGGTGTTTAACTGCCCTTTGCGAAAGAACAGGTCATCCACATCCTTTGTTGCCTCAACAGAATTTATGTTTCGAGCATTCTCTTTAAGCTCGCCTATTAAAAACTTCCAGCCATCGGATGCAAACATCTCATCCATAGCGTCAAAATATTCTTGATCCGTAATCACTTAGAATTCCTTTTGAGAATTTCGCGCTTTTCTTCTTGTGCTTTTTCTAGTTTGGAAATGCGCTCTTCTAAGTTCTTCATTATGCCATTTATCTGTGCTACTACTTCCCTTAAATCCTGTGGTGTTATCACATTAACTCCTTGGCTATAGCAAGATTTATCTTCTTCTCATTCATTACCCTGTCTGCAACCTTCAAGCGTCTTTCAAATTCCTTGTCATCTTCAGACCCAACAGCCAAGTTGCTTGTAATAGCTTTGATTTGGGCTGTCTCAAGCTCTACTGGAATTGCCTTTACTTCAGCCATCATCTTGATAGCGCGGGCCTCTGACTCTTTAGCTTGGCCGTTAAGGGCGTTTGTCTGAGACTGCTGGAAGTCCATCTGAAGTTTCATTGCGGCTTCTTGTTGAGCCTGCTGCGCCTGCTGCTGTTCTGGGCTAACCTGACCAGCCTCTTTAAGCATCTTAATCAACTCCTCCCTATTAGAGAGGTTCATGCTATCAATGGCTGCTTCAATCAGAGACATATAAGCAGGAGATGTCTGAGGCATAGTCTGAAGCAGTTGAACAAGCTGAGTAACCTCGTACTCTCTGGCAATGATACCGAGAGACGAAGTAATGTTGAACTTGTAATCTGCCACTGGGTAAATCTCTGGCTCAAACTGCATATAACGCCATGAGATTTTCTCGATCATTGGGATCAAAAATGAATCTTGGAAGTTGATGAGTGTGCGCTTATGCCGCTTGATAATTGCGCCAAGAGACATGGAAATGCCAGCAGCAGTAGATTCACCATTAATAGAGCCTGGAATACCAGCAGAATCAATAGCGCCAGTGGCTGTCTGAACCATTCTCTGAAGCTCGCCAGCTTGAGCAAATGTAATCTGAGAAACTTGACCAAAATTAAACGGCTGAAGAATCTCCCCTGGGTTGCCATTGGTCATAATAATCTTGCCTGGGCGCACCTCTGGCCGTGCTCCTCTAGGCATTCTAGATGCGTCCATTGCAATCATGGGATGAATCGTAAGAGCAAGAGCGTCTATACGCGCTCTAAGCTCTGCATCTAGAGCTTTTTGAGAGTTATAACCCTTTTCGCATACACCTCGACCCCAGAACCTTCCGGGGACTATATCCCAAGGGAAGGCAATAACAGGTCTATCATTCATCATGTAAGGGTTTTTTTCTGCCTTAACAACTATCTCGCCATTAATAATAACGATGATTGCCTCAACATAGTATGAGTCATCGTCATCATCAGCTTCGTAGTCTTGGTAGTTCTCAAGCAATTCTCTTGGAACCAAGCCAAAGTATTTGGTTCTTCGCACTTTGTCGTCAGGCTGGTCTATCAGTTCATGGTCAACATCCAAACTCATGTCTGGGTATGCAATATTGAAAGGAACATCTCGATATACGCCTGACTCTTGAAGTAATTCAATCTCGTGGGGTGAACAAAACTCGTCAATAATAACCCCAATAGAGTCATCAATAGAGGTACAAATAGGGTCAACAAGAAAATTCTGAGGAAGGATTGGCCTGAGTTTGCAAACAGTCCTGTCTGCGATAGTGACACCAACGGCTTGAAGCTGCCCGCCCATCATATCCTGCCTTGCAGGCTTCATTTCCTTTTCTTGCTCGATCACTATCTCTGCAATACCAGTGCCGTAGACTGCCGCATTAATCAAGCACTCAGCTACAGCCTTGCGAACCTTGTTTCTTTGGAGGTCTCTATATAACTGGTCTCTTAGATACTCAATATCAGAGGAATCTGTGTCTTGAAGGTCATCTCTTATGTCAAAGAAACGCCCTCTACCAAATGTTGCCTCTTCTATTTCCGCCACAGATGACTCGACTGCCTGCTGAAGGGCCGGGGAAATAATCTTGGATCGTTCAGATTCACGGGTTTTATCTTCTTCAGCATGGATTCCACGCCAAAGACGGTTGTACTCATCAAATCGATCTTCGTAGTTGTTCTCGAAGTGATTGCGCCATGTTCTGCACTTGTCCATAACCCAACCATCGATTGTTTGGGTCTGGGATATTGTTTCTTCATTAGAATCAAGCATATTTAATATCCAGAAACAGAGTCTAGTGCAACAAAATCATCTTCCTCATACTCAGAGGAATAAGATACTTTAGCCAACTGGTCAATATATGCCAGCGCGTCAATCATATCATCGTGGGTCAAGACATCTGGGAACTGGAAAAGCTCATCCATGAACTGCATATTCCACTCTCCCTTATTCAAGGAGATAAGGCCATTCTCAAAACGGCCTTGCAATGCCCACATAACTCGATCTGTTTTCTTTTTATTGCCGTGAGTTAGTTCTTCTACTCTAAAGAACCTGCCACTCTTTTTCATTAAGTCTGTAAGAGGAGACATTACTGCCTGTTTGGCAATTCCCCTCTCTATTCCCACTGAAACAGGCTCATAATCACGCACAATCTGGAAAATCTTGTTGGCAGTCTCATCAAGAGTCCACCTGCCAACTATTATATCTTTAACCCACCAGCCGTCAGGGCCGACTTTTACCACAGCTATAGCTGTATTATCAAGTTTCTTGGACTTTGCCTTCTTGCCAACCTCTTCAAAGCCAGCCAGGTCAATGGCAACATAATATTCCCCAACAGGCTCTTCTTCTGAGAATTGAATCCAGCTCTCTTTGAACATTTCAGAGCCTTTGGCCTCAAAAGATGCCAAGAATTCCTGCCTAAAAGCATAGGAACTCATAGACCTCTTGGCTTTATCAACCTCTTCTTTGTCTAGTATTGGGTTATCATAGCTAGTGTAATGCCATGATTTATAGTCAGGATCAAGACCTAGCTCTGCTGATTTGTAAAGTTCATAGAAATGATTTCTGCCCATTGGAGTGCCAATAAACAAAGCACTTCCCTTGAGGTCAGCCAAGGCTGGACGCAAGATTGACTCCCATACATCAGGCTTCATGTCGGCATATTCATCCAGAACCAAGTATTTGAGGCTTACGCCTCGCATGGTTTCCGGTCTATCCGCGCCCTTTAGGGAGATCATAATCCCATTAATCAGCTTGATCTGTAGATTATTGACATGGGAACTCTCAATAAGGCCGTGGCCTAAATCAAGAAGAGTGTTCCACATAATATCCCTTGCCTGACCTTGCGTGGGGGCAACATAGAATATGTTCCCACGGTCTGTCTGAAGGGCGTTTACCAATAAAAGATAGGCAGCTAGCCTGGACTTGCCTGTACGTCTACCTGCCGCAACAACCTTGAATCTTGTGGGATCATTCCAAACATCTTGTTGCCAACGCAATAACGATATATCCAAGTCCATCAGGAATGCTCATGGTAGGTGTTATTCAGGGTCTTGCTCGTATACTTCGCCAACCTGCTTTATTGTAGTATCGCCTGCCGTAGTCACGTTGATATTAATCATTGGCCTGTCGCCAAGTTTATTCTTATCGTAATGACTCATTGGGGCCATCCTGTCCATAATGAGCTTCCAGGCCGCAGCTTGGTTCTTATTCTCATCATCACAGGCAGCTCTTACTATGGCATCGATTACAAGGTCTATCTTGTTGGCAAGTAGAAGCCGCTCTTCCAGCTTCTTAATGGCAGTACGCATACCCTTTGGGCGACCAGAAACTTGTTTCTTCTGCTCTTCCCATTGCTCTCGGGTCATAAGCCGATCTTTTTTCCTCGGCCTGCCCCTTCCTCGCTTTATCTCTAGCTTGTTTTCGTTGCCGTCTTCGCAACTAACTTCGCTAATATCCTGAGTAAGTATTTCCTTTTGAGCTTCCATTAGACTTCTTCTTCTTGCCCTTTGATTTGGTTGGCTTGGCCTTCGTATTCTTCATCATATCCTATCTCCTTTACGATATTACAATTTATTTTTTTTTGGGAAGGTCAGCTTTGTGAAATAGATACTGGCTGCTGGCAGTGTGGGTCTTACCAGACATAAGCCTACCCTTAGAATCCTTGTGGGTAGCGCCCTTGTACTCAGTGCCATCTTTAAAATAGTGCTTAACACCAGAGGCCATTATCGCTTTCCTTTCTTGGCTGTCTTGGCAGAGGCTTTAAAGTCTTTGGCTGTTGGAGCGCCCTTGGTTCCAGGCTTACGCATGGTCTCCCCAGAGCCTTCCTTGATGCGCTTTCTCTTGGCATTAATGTTTGCGTAAAGACCCTTCATAAAAGCCTCTTTGGATAAGTATCAGGAAACTGAGGTCAAGAGTTACCACTTAACTTTGTCTGCCCAGTACGCAGCAGACATCTTACCCTTGGCTATGTTCTGAGCGTGTCTTGCCTTAAAAGACTCTCGTCTTGCTCTATAAGACTTTGACTCGCCTTCTTTCTTGGGGGAGCCAGAGACGCCTTGCTGACCAAACCTGATGGTTTTGATCTTGTCGCCTTCTTTGGCTACAACAACGTGGGATTTCGTGGGATGGTCAGGAGTTCTTTTAGGCTTGTTAAAACCCTCCACTCCTACGCGATCTAACCTGGGGTCTTTCACTGGTATAGTCTCGCTATAAACTGTCTGGAATTGGTTCTCCGCGCCACGCAGAGTATCACTAGTTGTACTTGTTGTTGCAGGGGTTAACCTAAGCCTGAAGAGTTATTGTTGTTGTTGCTGACACGAGCTAGCGAGTGTCTGCGCCTTTGATTTATTAAACCCCAAATGCATTTTACTAATCATCAAAAATCTGTCAACTGTATCTTCAATGAATAATTTAAATGATAAATGGATTATCAATTAGTTTTATCTATGAATAACCATAAGACTAACAATCAAGTTTTCAGATTACTTTGTCAGATTACCATCAATACAAAAAATCTATTATCTCCATCAAATTAACTTATTTTTTAAATCATTGATTGCATTGGAATTTAAGCGTTGTTTGAAATTTACCTTTTGCAAGTCTGGGGGGGTACTATAACAATTAACTGTGCGATTACCCCCCTCCCCCTGTATAAATCACCAGTACTGTACAAATCCACAGGCTGTACAAATCCACAGGCTGTATGAAGTTACAGTGTAACCTGGCGAGAGAGTGAGGAAGGGAAGTACCCTTGTGATACCCCCTGTGATACCCCTTGTGATACCCATTGTGCTATCCAAAGCCTGCCAATAGCCGCTCCATTCCAGTCACATCTATATAGCCGCAATGCCATAAACAAAACCTATCGATCCCGATGGAACGATATAAAAATACTAATTGTCATCCATGACAAGCAGTGAGAATCTGTCCCTGTCAGCAAAACCCAAGGACAAGAAATCACCTACATAGGAGATACGAAATGCAAATCACAGTCCGCATCACTCACAACTACGGTGCTCGAACCGTTTACCCAGTGTGTGAAGTAGCAAGAAAGTTAGCCGAACTGATCGGCACAAAGAGCTTCACCGACCGTGCTCTGGCTCAGATCAAAGAGCTGGGTTACACGGTTACAGTCCAGCAGCAAGCCCTGTAACTAGGAGGCAAAAATGAAACTTTCTGGGGTATCTGTAGGCGATAAAATCATGATCTATTCCCGCAGGGGTAGGTATCAGGCAGAAGTAGCCAGTGTGGGTAAGAGATCAGTAAAAACTGTGAACGGGAATTCATACAGTATCAAAACAGGAGAGAGATTGGGAAGGCCCGATAGTTATAACTGCGCCCGCAAAATACCGGTTAATTGAAAGCATTAAACACGGCGCATGGACGCGCCATCACTTCGGAGAAATCGTTCAGCTGTTCTAAATCAAATAAAAGGGGCATAAAAATGAACATTCAATTCATAGAAAAGAGCGCCAACCAAAAAATAGGCGCAATACCAGCCAGCGTATCGTCGCGTGATACTTGTCCACCATCATGTCCTTTAATAGGAGATGGTGGATGCTACGCAGAGGCCGGTTTTCATACTCGACTTAACTGGAACAAAGTCACATCCGGCGAGCGCGGCACTTCTTGGGATCAATTCCTGATCAAGATATTCGATCTGCCAATCGGCACACTGTGGCGGCATAACGTAGCTGGAGATTTGCCCGGGCGTGACGACAAGATAGACGCGGAAAAGCTTCGCGGACTGACAATGGCAAACGCCGGAAAACGTGGATTTACATACACTCACTACCCTGATACAGACGAAAACCTGAAGGAAATTCGTCACGCAAACGAACATGGATTTACTGTAAATCTCTCAGCAAACAGCGTTTCGCACGCATTGGAATTGTCGCGGCATGGATTACCTGTTGCTGCTATTGTTCCGATTGACCACGGTAATGAGACTCGAACCATTGAAGGCAAGAAGTTTATAACCTGTCCTGCTACTTATCGCGACGAAGTAACGTGCGCCACTTGCAAGCTTTGTTCAGTAAGTAACCGTGACTCTGTTATCTGTTTCCCGGCACATGGCACTCGTAAGTCACGCGCCGACATCATTGCAAGAGGGTAAGACTATGAAAAAAGAAGTCAGGCATTGCGCCAATGATGATCACTATCTGCCTCGCTGGGTAAGGGAGCTGGTAGGCTTTTGCGCCAGCTTTACCCTGATCAGTCTGATCCTGATCATCACTTTAATCGGATGGATATAATATGAAGCTCACAATCAAGAGCAGAAAACTTGGAAAGACGATCACTTTCACGCGCCCAGGCAGTGAATATATATATGCCGACCTGAACGGTAAACCTGGCACACTGGGCGTTCAAATCTGTAAAGGTGGATGGATGTCCGGGAGCACGATGTTCTACCTGGGAAGTGATCAAACAATTTTTAATGCTCTTTGCCGTTATTGGTACAGGGCATACATGAGGCACACGGAACATGAAAATTCTAATAGCTTGTGAGTATTCAGGCACAGTGCGGGATGCCTTTATCAGAGCAGGGCATGACGCGATTAGCTGTGACCTGCTGGAGAGTGATGCGCCTGGGCCGCATTATCAGGGAGATGTCAGAGATATTTTAGCAGAGCCGTGGGATGCGGTAATCGCATTCCCTGATTGCACTTACCTTTGCAGTAGTGGATGGCACTGGGTGGCTAGAGGGAGAATCGAGGAGGACGGAAGGCCAAGAATGGAACACGTTAAAGAAGCATTGGAATTTGCCAGAATGTTCATTGACGGGCCAGAGACGGCGCATATCCCCAAGCGAGCCGTTGAAAATCCAATCGGTAGACTGTCAACGCTGATAAGAAAGCCGGATCAGATAATCCAGCCTTGGCAATTTGGAGACAATGCAAGTAAAGCCACTTGCCTGTGGCTGTCTGGCTTGCCACTCCTTACGCCCCTGCCAGAAAGTCAGCAGGCCAAGCCAAGGATCGTAAACTATCAAGGAAAAATGGTAAGTCGCTGGGCAAATCAGACTGACAGCGGGCAGAATGTCCTGCCACCTACTGATGATCGGTGGAAAATCAGATCAAGAACCTATAAAGGTATCGCTGAGGCGATGGCGTCACAATGGGGAGCACGATAATGGATGAAATAATAGATGAAATTCAGACCTTAAGATGGAGATGGTATAAACAGGACTTGGCCCGACATCCAGACTGCCGCGATCCAGATCATCCAGGCTGTGATATTTGTGAACAGGAGGAAGAAGATGATCATTAAACAGATCAAACCCATGTGGTTTCGACTAGACACTGAGGGGCTGGTGTTCTTTGGATACTCACGGGAGCACGTTCGGCACAAGTTTCTCGCTTGGGTGCGAGAGCATGACTTAAGGAAGATCAGATGAAAGAATTCTTGAAGTTTGCAATCCGTGAAAAGTATAGGGAGCTGGAATACACTAGCGACCCAAAACAAAAGCGCAAGGAAATCGCCAGACTCTGGCGCAGACTAAGGAGCATGAGATGAGGTTCACAAAATTAACGTCCACAGCAATAACCCCAACCAGGGGAACGGCGGGATCAGCAGGTCTAGACCTCTATTCTGAGGAGGATGCTCTCGTAACTTCAGAGCGGTCTACATTAGTAGGCACTGGTATCGCAGTTGAGATACCGGAGGGGTACGTTGGACTGGTATTTATCAGGTCAGGACTCAGCAAAGCTGGTGTCGGCCTCACGAATTCAGTGGGTGTTATAGATTCAGACTATCGTGGGGAGATAAAAATCTCCATGATTTATATTGCTGGGAACGGAGGCCATTACATTAAAAAAAGAGACCGTGTGGCTCAGCTGGTAGTAGTGCCAGCTCCAATTTACGAATTGACTGAAGTAGACTATCTGACCCCGACAGAACGCGGATCAGGTGGATTCGGGAGCACGGGAATATAATGTACAAATGCGAACTCTGCGGAAGGCGAAGAGGGGCTGGGATCGATCACTCAAAGTGCAGCAAGAAGCTGCAAGAGATGCACAAGGATAGGCCGAAACCGGTTCACAGTAACGCCACCAAACCCTATAGCACTCTGTATAAGCGCGTTTGAATTTAAAGTGCTACCTGGGTGAAGGGTCGAAAAAAAGCCCCATAAGAGGGGCTAAAACGCCATTGGAAAGGGGAGTAACCAATGGCTCACAGGACTAGTTATATCTAATTGTAATAAGGGGCGACAATGAAAGCAAATTTAATTATTGAAAGGCTGGAATATTGTAGAGCAACTGCGAGTAATCGCTGGATAGCGAGATGCCCAGCCCACAAGGACGCAAGTCCTAGTCTGGTAATCACCCAGCCAGACCCTGAAAGGGTCTTGATACACTGTCATGCAGGATGCCCGCCAGGTTCGATTCTAGACTCTCTCGGACTGGACTGGGGTGCTCTAATGCCGTCGAAAGATTCATCCTACAGTGCCACTAGAATCACTCAGAAAGACGCGCCCATTGTCGATGAGATGATCGTTGAGATTTCAAAGGCCATGCTCTCCAGGGGCGAGCGGATGACAGAGGCCGAAAAAAGATCAGTCATGGACGCAAAGTTAAGGCTCCTGAGAAAAGGGGAAACTGTATGAACTTTTTTCCTTGGCATATCGGCGATTATAAGTCACACACAGACCATCTAACCCCGAAGGAGGACATCTGCTACCGCAGAATCCTCGACCATTACTATCTGCACGAAAGCCCTATTGCTAATGACATTCCGGCAGTCGCCAGGTACATCAAAATGCGCGACTCGGAAGAGGTTATTAAGTCAGTCCTTCAAGAATTTTTTGAACTTCGTGGGGACTATTGGCATTCGATAAGGGCTGACAAGGAGATTGCTGCCTATAAATCCAAGTCAGAAAAGGCAAGGAAATCAGCAGGTTCCAGATGGTCTAATGCGAACGCAATGCGAACGCAATGCGAAGGCAGTGCTACGCTTGTATGCGAAGGCAATGCTACCAATACCAATACCAATACCAATACCAATATTAATAAGGCGAAAACAACTCGCAAAAAGTTCGTTAAACCAGAACCCCAAGAGGTTACAGATTATGCGAATAGCATTGGATTTAACTTGGACGGGGAACACTTTGTTGCGTACTACCAAGCACGGGGATGGAAGGTCGGCAAGTCCCCAATGGTGGACTGGAAGGCCGCTGTTGTGACTTGGAAGAGAAACTCAGCCACCACACCCACGACAGATTTCATAAAGGAAGTTTAAATGCAGATACCTCATGGAGTGGACTTCTCGAAGTACATAAAGATTGTTGGTGAGGGTGAGGCCCAGGAAATATTCCCTGCTGGCAGGTGGAAGAACGATTTAATCGAAAGGATTTATGGGGAGAGGATCACTGGTGACTGCCTCCCGTGGGCCAAGACACATCCGCTATTTCGGATGCGCCCTGGTGAGTTGACTTTGTGGGGAGGGATGAACGGCCATCGCAAGTCAATGCTGATCGGGCAGGTCATGCTTAACTTGCTCGAGGATCGAAGGGTAGCAATCGCATCTCTGGAAATGAAACCAACAGAGACCCTCTGGAGGATGTGTCTTCAGGCAGCAGGGACGGGGAATCCTTCCAGAGAATTCGTTGAACGTTTCTCGGATTACACAAACAGTAACTTGTTGATCTACGATCAACTGGACACCGTTCATTCCGATAAGATTCTCGGATTCGTCCACTACTGTGCAAGCGAAATGCAGTGCCAGCATATAGTAATCGACTCCCTCACGAAATGCGGATTGGGAACAGCCGACAGGGATAAAGAGGCAGACTTCATAGACCGCCTTCAGTGGGCCGCCAAGAGCCTTAACTGCCACATCCATCTGGTATGCCATGTCAGGAAGCCAGATAACCGTGGAGAGGACTATAGGCCCAATAAATTCGATGTCCGTGGAGCAGGTCAGCTAGTAGACCTGTGTGACAACCTGATTATAGTCTGGAAGGATAAGAAGCGAGAGTCCATGAAGGGTGCTGATTTGGACATCAAGAACAAGGAGTATTTTGACAAGCACACAGATCAGGTTCTTCTTATTGAGAAGCAAAGGCACGGGTCTTGGGAGGGCAATGTAAACCTGTTCTTCCACGCACAGAGTCTCCAATTTACTTCAGAGGAGAATCGAGTAAAGCACCTGGATGACGTTATAAAAAGAAATGCTTGACCCTAATCCTTTACTCTTCTATATTGTATTTGTACAACAAAAGGGGATGGTTATGAAAGTGATTGAAGATTGGATTGACCGAAAGTTGGACTCTCTGGTTGTCGGAAGTCGGGGTTATATCGTCCTGACTGACGAGGATATATCAGAGCTGGCGAAGGAGCTGGGATTACAAAAGCCTGTAAACGAATACATGGAAGAGGGAATCAGGGACTATATTTATTACCAAGTTGATATGCACAAGGACTACTTCCAAGAAAGACTTGAAGCATACGCACAAGAATACGAAGAGCAGGAAAAAACAACATTTAAAGTGGAGAAC